AACGACAGGCGAAACCTTCTTTAATGACGGCGGGTTATGGGGCACTATACGTGTCATTCGCCGTCAGGCTTGTTTTTTGAGGAGAGAGAAATGTTTGCAGTAATTTTTGGTCGTCCAGGGTGCCCTTACTGTGTTCGCGCGAAAGAGCTGGCTGAGAAACTGACCGAAGAGCGCGATGACTTCAACTTCCGCTACGTGGATATCCACGCGGAAGGCATCACCAAAGCGGATCTCGAAAAAACCGTCGGCAAGCCGGTTGAAACCGTACCGCAGATCTTCCTCGATCAGAAACACATCGGCGGCTGCACTGACTTTGAAGCCTACGCCAAAGAAAACCTGGGCCTGTTTGCCGCTCAGTAATGCGAAGACGCCCTCACCGTGAGGGCGTTTTTATTGCGGATGTTTGCGCCGGTGCAGCAGGCTGCGCACAAACAGATAGCAAAGCGCCCCCAGCGCACACCAGAACACCCCGCTCAGTAACCACGCCAGCTCCTGCCACAAACTTCTTGTCGGGACATACATCAGACGCATCATCAGCAGGCACAGCGGTGCTGCCAGCATGGCCCCGAGCAGAGGCTTGATTACCTCTCCTTTACGCGAGAGAAAACTGGCTGCGGCGCCCGGCAGGATGAAAAAGAGCAAACCCAGTTCCGGATGACCGGACGCCCTGAATGCCCCCTTCACATTAAAAGCGAGCGACATGCAAACGACCGTAAACAGCAAAAAGCAGCTGACCACGCCCGCCCAGTTTCGTTTAATGTTCAAACTATCCTCCTGACTTATCTCTATCAAATACAACTTCGTCCAGTGGACGCCCAGTCAGATAAAGCAGTACGGCAATCCTTGCCAAAGCACGCACAGGCTGATGCGATAATAGGTGGCTGTCGGTAGCTAATACGATTAAACTAACCGCCAGCGCATGTTTTAGGGAATTTATTAGGAAGCAGGGAGTCGTGAAGTCTTTCCCTGGCCCTAAAAACAGTAGCCCAAATAGTCCTTTCATTCAACAACTTACTGGTAAACAAGAAGTTAGCCTCCGTGAATATAAACGTCGCAGACTTGTTAAATGGGAATTACATCCTGTTATTATTTGTGGTACTGGCGTTGGGCCTTTGCCTGGGTAAATTGCGCCTGGGTTCAGTTCAACTGGGTAATTCCATTGGCGTTTTAGTCGTCTCTTTATTATTAGGTCAGCAGCATTTCAGTATTAACACGGATGCGCTCAATTTAGGCTTCATGCTGTTTATTTTTTGTGTTGGCGTGGAAGCGGGGCCGAACTTTTTTTCAATTTTCTTCCGCGACGGCAAAAATTACCTGATGCTGGCGCTGGTGATGGTCGGCAGCGCGCTGCTGATTGCGTTAGGACTAGGCAAACTGTTTGGCTGGGATATCGGGTTAACGGCCGGTATGCTGGCAGGCTCCATGACATCCACCCCGGTGCTGGTGGGTGCGGGTGATACCCTGCGTCATTCCGGCATGCAAGGCGCACAGCTTTCCACCGCGCTCGACCACCTGAGTCTGGGCTATGCATTGACTTACCTTATTGGTCTGGTGAGCCTGATTGTCGGTGCGCGCTACCTGCCAAAATTGCAGCACCAGGATCTGCAGACCAGCGCACAGACAATTGCTCGCGAGCGCGGCCTGGACACGGACACCAAGCGTAAAGTCTATCTGCCTGTGATCCGCGCCTATCGCGTCGGGCCGGAGCTGGTGGCCTGGACCGACGGCAAAAACCTGCGCGAGCTGGGCATTTACCGCCAGACGGGCTGTTACATCGAACGTATTCGACGCAACGGCATTCTGGCAAACCCGGACGGCGACGCGGTGCTGCAGATGGGCGACGACATCGCGCTGGTGGGTTACCCGGACGCTCATGCCCGTCTCGATCCGAGCTTCCGCAACGGTAAAGAGGTGTTCGACCGCGACCTGCTCGACATGCGTATCGTCACCGAAGAGATCGTGGTGAAAAACCATAACGCCGTTGGCCGCCGTCTGGCGCAGCTGAAGCTGACCGACCACGGCTGCTTCCTCAACCGCGTGATCCGCAGCCAGATTGAGATGCCCATCGACGACAACGTCGTGCTCAACAAAGGTGACGTTTTGCAGGTGAGCGGCGACGCGCGACGCGTGAAAACCGTTGCTGACCGCATCGGCTTTATCTCTATTCACAGCCAGGTCACCGACCTGCTGGCCTTCTGCGCGTTCTTTATCGTCGGCCTGATGATCGGGATGATCACCTTCCAGTTCAGCAACTTTAGCTTCGGCATCGGTAACGCCGCCGGGCTGCTGTTCGCCGGGATCATGCTGGGCTTCCTGCGAGCGAACCACCCAACCTTCGGCTACATTCCGCAGGGCGCACTGAACATGGTGAAAGAGTTCGGTCTGATGGTCTTTATGGCAGGCGTGGGCTTAAGCGCGGGCAGCGGCATTGGCCACAGCCTGGGTGCCGTCGGCTGGCAGATGTTGGTTTCCGGACTTATCGTCAGCCTGGTGCCGGTGGTTATTTGCTTCTTGTTCGGCGCCTACGTGCTGCGCATGAACCGCGCCCTGCTCTTCGGGGCAATGATGGGCGCACGTACCTGTGCGCCTGCCATGGAAATCATCAGCGATACCGCGCGCAGCAATATCCCGGCCCTGGGCTATGCAGGCACCTATGCCATCGCTAACGTACTGCTCACGCTGGCGGGTACGCTGATCATCATCATCTGGCCAGGACTCGGATAAGTCTCAAGTTTGCGCGTGGTGAAAATTATTTTCGTTACGCGCAGAACTTTTTTATCAGGGGGCAGTCATAACTAGTGCCACTGCTTTTCTTTGATGTCCCCAATTTGGGGAGCCCATCACCCCCGCCGTTTTGGTTCAAGGTTGATGGGTTTTTTGTTGCCTGAAATTTACCACCCATTAAATCAATTGCTTATAACCACCCTTCCCCATGCATGGCGACAAAGTGGCGACAGCGCTTTTGCTATGGCGACAGCAATCAATAAAAACCCCGCCAGCGGCGGGTCAATATCAGTAAGCTAATTGTTCCTGCATTCCTTTCGGATGTGGCGGTGCGGCGCTGATTTTTTGCGGACGGCACACGGACCGCACAAACGTCTCATGCGTCACGAACGTATGACCGCACTCAATATTGGTGCACTGGTTGTATCGTTCTTTGGTCTCACTGGAAACCTGAAAGCTACTGCGTGTATGCGCAGCCTGACCGCACATCGGACAATTCATCATTTCGTTCAGCCCTCACTCTTAACCAGTTCGCAATAATGATACATTATTGTTCTCAATTTGGAACTAATCATTCAACGTCGAACTCATCTATTTTCACTTCGAGATCCAGACTGGTCGTAAACCCGTTATCCGGGCTGACGGTATGCGTCAACGTGGTGATGGTCCACTCCGCATCATCAATGGGTTGCTTAAAGCCGCTCACCTTCACCGGCATTTCGGTGTAGAGATCAGCACGCCCTTCTGCGAGCAGCAGGGAGAATAACGCCACCCCACGCTGCAGTCGCTCCCACTGCATCTTTGCCGCTCGCTCTGCATTGCTGCGGTTTGCATAAGTTCTGTTGAGTACCAGCACGTTTTCATCCGTTCCCACCAGGTAATCGCCCTGTTTTGCTTCCGGCTCCTTTGCCGTGGTGGTTTTGTTTCGACGGCGCTTAACCTTTGCTGTCTCTTTTTTCTTTGGCTCACGGGTATGGAGCCAGCTGGCAATTACCCCCGTATAGGCATCGCGATCAGCCAGGGTAAAACGATGACCGTCACCGGCCTGGCGGGTGATGGTGATAACCGGCAGCGGCTTACCGCTTGCCGTTCTGCCCTGCCCCTGGCGGATAAATAACAGATTGCCGTCCTTAACTGAGGCTATCGCCCCATACTGCCGCGCCAGCTTCATCAAAAAGCTGGCGTCGCTTTCATTAGTCTGGTCAAGATGATCGACAGGCTTGTCCAACAGGTCCTTTCCCAGCGCCATCTTTAATTTATGCCTGCCCGCGATTTCCTTCACAACTTCGCCCACCGTTGTCTGGTGCCAGGACTTTTCACGCCGCGTATTCAGGGTTTCACGGAAATCTGCACTACGCGCGCGGATTGTGAGACGGTCAGGCGCGCCGCTGTGCTCAATCTCATCGACAGTAAACGCCCCTTTCGGAAAAAGCGGCTGACCTTTCCACCCCAGCGCAAACTGAATAATGGCCCCCCGACGCGGCAGAACGATTTGCCCGTCAGAGTCGTCTAGTTCCAGATCAAGCTGGTCCGCTTCAAAGCCCCGGTTATCCGTCAGCGTCAGACTCATCAGGCGCGCATCCAGCACGGTAGTCACATCTTTACCTTCAATGATGATACTGAAACCGGGAGTTTTGCTGTTTAGGTTCAGGAGATCAGAGCTGAAATTCACTGCAGTAACCCTCCAACCGTATTTTTCATATTGCCTATCGCAGAGGTGGCAGATTCCTGCAAATTACTGAGCTGGTCGCTGAGGCTGCCGAACATATCAGACAGCGACTCATCCACACGTTTCAGGCTCAGCGAAAATTCGATGCGCCGGGGCATACCGCTCTCAAAAAATTCTGTTTTTGTCTGGCTCAGACTCTCGATCACAAACATGCCGTAAATCGTCCCGCTCCCCTCAATCAGAGGCCAGGCTTTTCCCAGCTCCGCCATCTGCTCCAGCGCCAGCAAAGACAACCTGCCGCCGGTAATCTCCGGCAGCAGGACACCGGACAGCGTAAGCGTATCGTTATCCGGTCCAAGAAACTGCGTTGACGGGCGCCGGTTAACCCGGCTGTTGGCTGCGTGCCGCCAGCTGCGCTGATACTGCAGCTCCTGATAGGGCAATGTTCGCAGCATGAATACGTACAACCCCAGCACCATCATCATTATTCGTAACCCCCTCGATCACTGAAATTACTGCGTGTTTTTGCCCTTGCCCTGCGCTCACGCTCATCAAGCTGCCGGGCCACCTCGCGGGCGACATCCTGCGCGCTTTGCCCTGGCTGGGCGACAATATGAATTGGCGCGCTTATCTCGTACTTAATGACCTGCGGCTGTCTCTCTGCCTTTGCTGACGGCGCCGGTTGCGTCCTGACAGGTACACTGTACGGATGAAGTGGTGCGGCTTCTGCCGGGGCAGCCGCCAGGCCCATTACCCCAGCGACCACGGAAGCGAACACCTTCTGGCGCATAGCCATCGGGTCAGCCCTGTTATCCGTGATTTCCGTAAGGGCCGGTGCTGGCATGACAGCCGCAGCGATATCAGCCAGCTCCGCAGCACGATCCCGACCAGGACGATTTACCGGGGCGTTAACAATCTCAGGAGGCAGTATTAACCTGCTTTCAGGCCGTTGCTCCGGGCTGGCTGTTACATCACGAACGGGGCTTACTGTTGCCGCCAGTTTCACCAGTTCAGTAGTGCGATTGCTTACCGGAAGATTTGCCGGACCGTTCACACTATCAGGCGGCAGAACTATCCCGCGTTCAGGACGTTGTTTAGCGCTGGCCGGTTCCGTCCGGGAAGGATTGAGCGTTGCCGCCACCCTCGCCAGATCAGCAGTCCGTTTCCTGCCGGTGACATTGGCGGGCCCGTTTACGATCTCTGGGCCATTCTCACCCACGATGCCGAACTGGCCGCGCGGAATGGTACCGCCGCTGTCGTACATGCCAGCAAAACCCATCGGCGGGAATCCGCCAGGCGGCAGCCCCACTTTACCGTCTGTGCTTACCGTGGCTGGTTGCTGCCGCGTGACCTGCTCAGGAAGCTTCGCTTTGGCCGCTTCCTTGCTGACAATGCCAAGTTTTTCAAGCAGCCAGGAAACGCCCGATTTAAGCGAATCCAGCGGGTGCATGACCATGTTCAGCCCTGCCGCCAGCGCCTCCCCAAACTGCCGCCCCATCGACGCCGCGCTTTGCAGCTCTGCAGAGGTGGATTTAACCGGCGTCAGCAGATCAGTAAACCAGCCCCACAATGCCTGGACCTTGTCACCTATCCACTGAAAAACAGGCTGCAGTGGCTCAAACGCCGCACTGACAGGCGCAGCTGCAGCTTTGAATCCTTCAACCACTCCGCCTAAAAATGCGCTTATCGGCTGCCAGTATTTCCAGACAACCAGCGCCACGCCAGCCAGCGCCGCCACAACGAGCCCTATCGGACTAAGCAGGGCGCCCAGCAATCCAGAAATCCCGTACAGCGCAACGCGAAGGAGGTCCAGCGGGCCGGACGCCAGAAAACGCAGCACGCCACCGGCTGCGGATAATCCCCCGCGCAACGCGGCCAGCGGATTCATTACCATGCCGATAATGTTGCGAATACCAGACATTCCGCCGCGAAGGACAGCAAGCGGCGCACCGGCCAGCGCTTTCAGCGCATTGCCAGCCAGCCCGGCAGAACGGCGCAGGGAGTTAAGGGGAGACGCCAGCAACCCGGCGCTGCTGCCGGATGCCGCCAGGCCACGGCGCAAAAGGGAAAGCGGCGCATTTGCCAGCCAGGACAGCGCGCCGCCGGTGCGGGTCACTGCAGACATAACGGAGGGGAGTGTTTTTACACCCAACACGGACAGGCCAAAACGGATCACCGCCAGCGGCCCCAGCACGGCAGCCACGGCCACCGCCAGCGTGCCGAGCACAACGGTGATCGCAGCTGTGGCTGCAGCCACTTTCATCAGCGTGCCCGCCAGCTGCGGGTTAGCCTCAACCCATCGACGCAGTGCCCCGGTAACGTTTTTGACGTACCCCATGATATCCATCAGCGGCTGGCGCAGGGTTTCACCCAGGCTACTGAAAGCGTTCTGCGCGCCCGTTTTAACAAGCAACCACTGCGCGGAAAGTGAATCCTTATTGATATCGGATTCTTTCTGCATGGAGCCGTTAGCCTCAGTGCCTGAGGTGAGTTTCAGCTGTCGCTGCAGCTCCGGCAGGTTGTTTGCAAGCTTCGCCGCATCGTCGCCAAACTCCTTGCCAAATATCATCGTCATGGCGGACAGGCGTTTATCCTGCGGCAGCTTGTTGACCTTCTCCAGCACGCGCTGAATGGTCCCCATTGCGTCCTTTGTCATCTGCTTTTCAATCTCTTCTGGATTGAGTTTCAGCAGATCCATACCTTCCATGAACCGCTTGCTCTGCATGGTTGCAATCGACAGTTCGCGCACCATCGCATTTGATGCGCTGGCGGCAATTTCAGGCGCGGCCCCCAGAGAAAGGAAGGTGGAACCCAGCGCGGCCGCCTTTCGGAAATCAAGCCGGTCAGCCACGCCACCCATGCGCTGCAGCACATTGATGATATCGCCGCCCTTAGACATGGCGTTATCGTCCAGGTAGTTCAGGGTATCGCCAAGCTGTTCAATATTTCGGGTCGGCACTTTATACAGCTGCGCGATTTTCCCCAGCCCCTCCGCCAGCTCATCAGCGGGCAGCTCGAATGCCGTTGCGGCCTTTGCTGCAGTGGATGCAAAGGCCAGCAGGTCACGCTTCTGGTCTTCGTAAGAATCGTTCTGGTTTGTCACGCCCATGCGGGCGCCACCTTCAACCAGCGCGGCATAGTCAATGGCGCCATTCTCCATCGGCAGCTTTTCACTGGCGGCCTTAATGGCATCCTGCATGTCGTAAAACTGTTTTGTGCGGTTGCCGTTGTCGTCCCGCAGCCCGTTAACCTGCTTTGCAACGCCTTTCATCGCATCTTCCATGCTGGCATAGCTTTTAACGGCTGCCATCACCGGCGCGCCCATCGCCAGCCCGGCGGCAGTAGTCGTTGCTCCCGCGCCCGCGATACGATCCCGCACCTCAAGACGCCGCGAATACTGATCGCGGACGGCGTTCATACGGGCCTGCTGCTCGCCCAGGCGTTTAAGGGATTTCTGCTGTCGGTCCAGCGCCTGCCGGGTTTCGTCGGCATTCTGCCGCAGCTCACGCTGGGCACTGCTCAACTTTTTGGTGTCCAGCCCGGCCTCATTGAGCGCAAGACGCTGACGCTGCACCGACTGACGCAGGCCGTTATATTTGCTCTGCAGCTCGTTAACGCGGTTTTTTGCCTGCTCAAGCAGACGAGCCTGCGCCGCCGTCGGGCGGTTAGTTGCCGAGAACTGCGTGGCAAGCTTCGCCGCTTCTTCGCGTGCGGCTTTAAGACTGTTGCCGGTGACGGCGAGCTGCGCGCTTGCCTTGCGGAAACCGTCAATACGGCCCGCCTGGGCGTCCAGTTCTTTTAATCTTGCGCGGCTTTGCTGAATGGCGGTAGCCAGCTCTTTAGAGCTGGCCTGCGCTGATCGGAATGGGCGGGTGAGCTTATCAACCGCATTTAGAATTACCTGCAAACGCAGGTTAGTGTCACTCATCGCTGGCCCCGCTTCTCTGAATCGCTTTATACCGCCACTCCAGCACTTCGGTCAGCGGCATAACGTCAGTGACGGACGGCGGCCAGTGAAAAATGGTGGCGATATCAGCCACCAGGTCTTCTACCGTCAGGCTGTCGGCAAACCGGCAAGCACCGATTTCTTCAACAAAAAAGTGACCACCTCAACCGACAGCGCGGTGAGATCGGCGGGGTCCATTTCAGCCATTTCCTGAGCGGTCAGCGCGGGCGTGGAGATGCGGGGAATAATCGTCATCATCGCGCCGACGTCCATATCCATGATCGCCTGCAGACGGGTGCCACGCAGCGCGCCGGACTGTGGCTTGCGCAGCACAATTTCGGCAATTTCGGTTTTACCGCGTTTGATTGGGGTGTCCAGCTGTACGGTTTTTTCAGTCAGTTGTTCGCTCATTGTCATTTCCTGTTAATAAGGTACTGGCGCGGCTGCCCGCGCCTTTAAAGTAGATCAGAGGCCCAGGGCGTTGCGGTGTTCTTCCATCAGGTCCACGCCATCAACGATTTCAATCATGTTGATCACATCAACCTCATAGAGCACCTCGCCGTTAATGGTCAGCTTCGCGTAGCTGTTGGTGCTGCTGACTTTAGTGGTGTTGCTCTCCCCGGTTTTCCATTCGCCGGAATCGACTTCTTTATGTCGCCCGCGCACAACCAGCTCAACGGCCTGCACTTCGCCGGTATCGTCACGCTGAATGGAGCCGGTGAAACGCAGCTGGATACCGTCAACGGTGGCTTTACCCATCTGTTTGAATAACAGCAGTTCGGTGCCACCGATTGAAAATTCCGTGTCCAGCGCGCCATCATCCAGCCCCAGATCAACATCAGCCGAACCGGGCATACCGCCGCCGCGATACTTTTCAAACTTGCGGCCGAATTTAGGCAGGGTCAGGGACTCAACAATCCCCTGATAGTTATTCCCGTCGTTAAACAGGTTCAGGTGTTTTAACTTGCGTGGTAAAGCCATATTGTCCCCTTACGCGCTGACCTGGCTGGAGAAATCCAGCAGATACTGATCGGTGATGCGCTGGCGCAGCATCAGGTTTTCCAGAGGCGGTACCGGCGTATAGTCGTAATCGATAGTGAGCTTCCCGGCTTTCAGGGAATCTTTATCGTTTACGGACTCATCCAGCCAGCAGTCGGCGCCGATGATGTAACCCTGCGTTTTCAGGTTGCGCAGTTTGGCGCGAATACCTTCGATAATGTCGCGTGCCAGCGACGGGTTAAGTACGCCATCCACCGCCCACATGTGCGCTTCTGCAATGGTGTCAGCCAGCACCTGCGCGGTGCGGGTGTAGTTTTCAAAGGCAAACAGAGGATCGTCACTGAGGCAGCGGGAACCCCAGAAGCGGAAACCATCTTTGCGGATCAGCGTGGTGACATCGTTCTGGTACAGCAGCCCCGCATCGGTTGCCGGGTCCTGCAAATCCCAGAACACATCCGCAGAAATGCCGGTGACGCCGTTCACGCCCACGTTGGACAGGGATTTGTGCCAGCCGGTCTGTTCGTCAATTTTGGCACGCAGGCCAAGCGCACGGGCTGAGGCGTAAGCCGTTGCGTCAGCATTCAGCACGGTGTCAAAACTGATGAAATCAGGCCAGATCAGCATCCCCTCACGCTGGCTGAAATTAGCGCGGTAGGCAATGGCCTCCTCTACCGTTTTGCAGCCGTAGGCTGACAGATAGGCGAACCCGCGCAGACTCTGCGCCACGCTCAGTAGCTCGGTTGCAACCGCCTGCGCGTCGTGCCCCGGCACGCCAAGAATGCGCGGCTTAACGCCGAGCTGGGACTGCGCAGATAACAGCGCTTTCATGCCCGTTTTTTTACCGTCAGCTGTCACGCCGCCGATAATGTTGGAGGTTGTTTCCGCTTCGGTTTCGCCCTGCGCCACACGCACAACGACGGTGACTGGTTTAGCCTGGTCGGCAATTGCATCCAGCGAGCGGGCCAGCGTGCCGGACTCGCCTGCTTTACCGCTGGCGGTCAGCACGTCGGTGAGCAGGACCGGTTTATTGAGGGGGAACACGGACGCATCTGCATCATCGCCGGTACAGACCATACCGACAATTGCCGTGCTTACTGTTGAAATGGGGCGGGTGCCATCGTTGACCTCAACGACGCGCACACCATGGTGATAATCCTTAGCCATATAACGAATCTCCTTTAGAAGAGTTTCGCCATGATTCCTTTGTATGAAATGAAAATCATCGAGACCATATTGTCTGATTTATGATACAAAGTGATCGTTGAAGGATTAGCGAGACGATGAGCGTAAGCAATGGTTTTTAGTGAGATTACTGTTCTGTCATGTCAGATAGTTGCGTCTTTACTGATGGGGTGTGATTATTTCATGCCTTCCGCATGGAGAACCAGGGTCAATCAAACTCTTTTTGGATACTTTTCTCGATTAAGAGATAATCTTGACAAGGATATTTCACAGAAAATCAAAGAAACATTCGCACAGTTAAAAGTAATATCTTTTTGTTTATGTTTAATAGCAATTGCATATGTAATATACTATTTTAGAATTTCGTTATATGAAAATTTAACACCTATTTTGTATTTGTGCCTCGCAGTCATTTCAATTTTATGTGCAACTCTGGCCCTACATGTTATTGTTGGCCACGCCGTAAAATTGCTTGTCGCATTGGGCATTGGTGGAGTATTTTTCAGAAGTATTTCTGTTTTCTTACTAAAAACAGAAAAAGGTCCACTTGCCGGAACAGGATTTCTCATGTTACTTATCTCATTCATTATGCGATACGCGAACATTACTCATATCTGAACACAACGAACCAGAAAAAAATACTTATAAAGGAAGGTATATGATTTTTTATCATGCATCAACAACGAAACATGAAATCGGCGACACATTAACTCACACTCAAAGCAATACGTGCAAATACTATCCAGATGTAAATATTGCATTAGAGAAAGTAAAACCTCAGGGCATGCTTGGTCGAGACAATGCCATCTATATAACCAATGATAGTGCTTTTGCTAAACACTTCATCAGTTCCCAACATAAACAAAGCAAAACCTTTATTTATGAAGTTAGTACCACTGACGAACCTAGCGGACATCCATTCGCTGTAATTCATCAGATAAACAAGCATATTAATAACCTTAACGGCTCAAAAGTCAATGTATTAGCCCTCGAATATTGGCAGCCAAGCCAACAATGGAAGTTTTACGAATACCTTGTTTCTAACATTACAATAACTGGTATTATTGAAGTGGATGACAATGACATCTTACTGGCAACACTTTCATACCAAGATGATATTTCTCTTGCTACATCCATATAACCATAAAATATTATTGGGTGTCATTACAACACCCAACAACCAACCCCACCAGTAAGTTCTACCATTATATTAATTATAGCAAGACACCATCAAGAACAGATGATATTGGGTCAATACTAATGAGAATAGGTTTATTATTTTCATCACTGCACCATTGTTTCCCGTACGGCGTAGGTGTTGTTTTGAACGGATGATCATCATCAGATATATTTGTGCATAAACTCAAATCGTGAATGCCCGGTAATGCTTCATTACAACTTATAGGATCCCAGTACCACATATTAGTACCCCTCCGCAATGTAACTACCCGCAAATTTAGAACCATAAGACGTACCAGCATTTGATGAGAGAGTTGTTAGCTGGATTGCTAAACAAATACTTGAGAGTCCGGCTTGTCCGACCTGAGCACTCTCAAACGTATTCTCAATATTAAAGTCTGCAACTGAACTGTAGTAAGCCACTTCGCTAGTAAAACTGATCGGGTAGGCAACGACGACACCGCTTGCAGGGTTTGGAATAGTTAGTGGCTGGGATGTATACCATCGGCGCCCTACACGTTTAAATCCGTCACTGTAAACTTCGTACCAACCATTTGCGTTAGACCCCTTACTCACAAGGTAGCGAGGCGTTTTCGCCAGTTCAGCAATACCTAGGTACTTCAGAATATCTGCCACCGACTTACCTGAAAGCGCTGTCAGCGTCGTATCCAGTGGCTGCTTACCTGAAAGCGCATTGGTCACCGTGGTAGCGAAGTTAGGATCGTTACCCAGCGCTGTGGCCAGTTCGTTTAACGTATCTAGTGCCGCCGGCGATGAATCTACAAGTGCCGCCAGAGCTGACTTAACAAAAGCCGTGGTGGCAATTTGCGTGTTGTTAGCCGTTTGCGCTGCAGTGGGTGCCGTCGGCGTTCCCGTTAGGGCCGGATTTGCCAGCGATGCTTTCAGTCCGAGCGCGTTATTGAGTAACGTCACCACGGCCTGCACAAATGCCGTGCTGGCAATCTGAGTGGTGTTCGTCCCCGCCGGTGCTGTTGGCGTTTTGGGCGTGCCCGTCAGGATCGGACTTTCTTTCGGGGCATACTGAGAATGCGGATCGGCTGCAGCCAAGTGTTTTGCCATCAGGTCATCGACATATACCCTCAGCTCCAGCACCTTGTCATCGACATACTTGCGGGTTGCCAGCACCACCGCTGGGTCAATTTTCAGGGTAATGGTGTCGGTGCTGCTGGTAATCAGCACCATGCGCATGGTCTGCGTGCGTCCGCTCCCCTCCGCCAGCTGCGGCTTGTAGCTCTCCGGACAGTTGCCCACAGCAATCAGCGCGCCGGTGTCATCAAACAGCCCGACCTCGCGAATCCACCACCCGCCCTCAGTTTCGGGGATCACCTGCTCAGCAATAATCTGGCTGCTGTTCTGCGGGTCGATGTACAGCATGTTGAGATCGGCTCGGCGCTTTTCAGCAATCAGCCTGGTCTGCTGTGCGCTGGGTGTGGGAAGCACACCGCCACCGTCGCCCACCGCCATCTGGGTAATTTTCAGCGGAACGCCAAGCGCGGCGGCGCTCGCCAGTTTCGCCGCGCCGATCTCCGTCAGCAGGGTGTAGAATTTTGCGCTCATGGATTCACTCTCACTGTGTCGATAACGTGGACCGCCCCGCCCTCGTAAGCGGTGCCGCCAGAAATAATGGTTTCGTTGATATACGGGTAAATTGTGATTTCTTCGCCGGTATAGGTGGCTGCGCCGACAAAATACGGCCCGCCGCTTTGCAGATTGATGGACATGCCGATCAGATGACGACTGCAGGGTTTGGCGTCACTGATGAGCCGCTCCAGCTCCAGATAGGTTTCTTCAGTGATGCCCTGGTCCTGCACACCGATATCCAGGCGAAACGTGCCAGGCTGTTCACCGGTCTGCCACCATTCGATAATGCGGATCAGGAAGCCGAACGGCTCCACCACGCGACGCACGGCGCTGGTCGTCCCTTTGTGCTGATGTATATAGAACGCATCCTGCACCACCCGGCGCTTTACGCTTTCTGTCCAGCTTTCGTCCCATCGGTCCACAGAAAACGCCCACGCCAGATACGGCAGGAAACTGACCGGACAGGTTGCCGGGTTCCACAGGTCACGCAGCGGAACCCCCAGCCCCGAAATACCGCTGCAGCTCTGCGCCAGTCTGCGCTCAAGCGGCGATGAGCCAGGCGGTAGCAGACTATACATCCGTGCCTCCGTTGGTCACATTCCACTGCGTGCAGGAGGCGGCCTGCGTTTTGTCCAGCACCACATCAGCCAGCGGAGACGCCAGCTCTACACGCTGCACACCTTCAACATGCAGCGCGGCATACAGGGCACTGCGGCGGATATCCCGCCCGAGCCGTGTCTGGCTGGCGATGTACTTCTGCAGGCTAGATTTTGCCGCCGCCAAAACCGGCTCCGCCTCCGGTCCAGGATAGAGAAAAATGTTGGCATCCACGCTGTACGGGATAATTTCGGCGCTGCGCACCGTCAGGCGGTCTGCCACCGGACGCACGCTCTCGCTGTTCAGCGCCTTTTCAACCACGGCCAGTAGGTCATTTTCTGCCGTGCCGTCACCTTCGCGGCTCAGTACGGTCAGAACCACCTCCGCCGGTGCCGGGCTGGTTGCGCTCGCATCCGCCACGCGACCGTCCGCACTTCTGGCATGAAACTCATAGGCTGCCGTCGGCCCGGCAACGGACAGCCCCTCAAATGCTGCTGGTACGCGCAGACGCAGCGCCTCGTCGCTTTCCATCACAGCAGCAACAGGCGGCACGGCGTCGTTATCGGCAGGCGTCACCGTCAGGCGCTTCACGTTATAGTTGGCGGCCAGCTGCTCCAGATCGCCGCCGAGGGCATATGCGACCATGACCGCCTGCGCCGCCTCGTTGATACGCTGGCGCAGCAGAACTTCACGGTAGGTACTTTCCTGCAGCTGTTTGGTGATAGGTTCAGATTCGAGCGACAGCGTGCGCGCGACGGCGGCCTGCTCATCCACCGGATACATCGCCACAAAGGCGGCCTTGCGCTCCGCCAGGAGCGTCTCAAAATCCGGCACGTCCACGATCTGCGGTGCGGGGAGCTGTGAAAGGTCAATGACCGCCATTGTCTGCTCCTGTTGATACGGAAAGAGAAACCGGCGCGCCGTTGTTACGCTGCCCGGTAAGGTCAACCACCATGGAGCCGTCAAAATTGCTTCTGATGGTGATGGATTCCAGCGTCAGGCGAGGCTCCCAGCGACTCAGCGCCATATACACCGCTGACATGATCTGCAGGCGCAGCGCCGGATTTTGCGGCTGGTCAATCAGGACGGACAGGAGGGAGCCATATTCCCGACGGGCAATACGACTGCCCTGCGGCGTCAGCAGAATGTCGCGCACCGACTGGCGCAGATGGTCAGTGTCCGTGATGGCTTTCCCGTTGTTCTGACTCATGCCGAGATACAGCGTCATACCGGACCTCCCGACGTGTCGCCGCCTGATTTAACTTTATTGTGCGCGTGGTTATCCACCACGATCCCGTTGGAACTCATCGGGCCGCCGCCCTGCGTGACAGCGCCGTTGATCACCACTTCGCTGTTGATGCGCGTGGTGCCAGCGTCCACCACAAATTCAGCGGTTTTGACGGTGATATTGTCGGCCGCCTCAATAACCATGGATTTTATACCCCTGACGTGCCAGCGTCCGGTGGCGGGTTCGTACTCAAACCAGCCCCCGTCCGGGTACTGCGTCACGCTGCCGTCTACGGAATCCGACGGCGGCGCAAACTGGCTGGAGTAAATAGCTGGTAGAGCAAAAGCGGTTTCGAGATTGCCGCCCATGCTCAGGACCACCACCTGCTCATCCGGCGACGGGCACCACCATGTACGGGCACCTCCGGCACGCAGCGTCAGCCAGTTAATCCAGTTGGTTTCGAGTTCGCCTACCTTTACCCGGCACAGCCAGTTGTCCCGGTCCACTTCGGTCACGGTGCCGGTGCGGATCAGGTTGGTGATGAGGCGCATGATTTCTGTGAGTTGTGTGTTCATAAGATGCATTATTAAGTTTCCCAAACCTTCATGCATCTGGTATAGAATGTGCTAATCCTGAAACAATAACCGTAATAAGTATTGAGGTACAAAAGTGGAAAAAACAATTAGCGAACTTTATGGTAGAATACCTTTTACTGAAAAAAAATTTTTCATCGAACTTTACGGTAAAAATTTAATAATTACTGGAGGAAATGGCTCTGGAAAAACTAGAATCCTTGAAAATATATACAAACAGCTATCCTTATCCTTAGACAACCCAGATCACACATCCAAAAAATATCATTTAAATAGAATATCAGAATATCGCAACCAATTACCTTCACACCCCAAAGGGAGCGACGCACAAAAATATGTTCTGAGCTTAATTGAAACTTACAAAGGTTATATCAAAGACATTGAAAATATACAGATAAACACAAAAGATAGACCCAGCAAGATAATTTTATCGAAAACCATCAAACCACTCCTTAGGTATTACACTGCAGATAGAAAATCAGCCATTCAAAAACCTGACGCCGTGTTATCGCTTGGCACATTAAAAGATGATGAGTTTAATAAAAGTTTTGATAGCAACGCTGGCGAACAATTCGAAAATTTCCTTGTCAGTAACAAAACATATCAAAGCCATTTGATTGCGATAGAAAACAATCATGAAGCTGCCCACAAAATAAAAATCTGGTTCGATAAAATTCAAGAAGACTTGCAAAGCTTATTTGAGGATAAGAAATTAAAATTAGTTTTTAATCTACAAGAACAGAGATTTTACATACAACAACCTGAGAAAGAGAAATTCACACTTCAGTCTCTGTCCTCTGGACAATCTGCAATCATGTCTATATATGCAGATTTAGTAATGAAAGTTCAATTCCAAAATACTAAACCCGAAGATTTAAGAGGTATTGTTTTCATAGATGAAATTGATGCTCATCTTCATGTTTCTATTCAGAAGAAAATATTCAATTTCTTAAAAGAAAGTTTCCCTTCAGTTCAGTTCATCATTACAACACACTCACCATTTGTAATTATGTCTGTCAATGACACTGTAATATATGATTTATCAAAACTGGAGTATGTAAGCGACGTATCGCTTTTCTCATATGAGTCTGTGCTTGAGGGCGTATTTGACGTATTACCAGTATCATTAGTCCTCGAAGAAAAAATTAAAAAATTAGCATCACTAATCCTTGATAAAAACTTCAACATAAGCGTTGTTAACTCACTAATACAACAAATAAAACCTATGGAAAATAAATTAGACAGTGAGTCGCAGTATTATCTATTACAAGCAGAATTAGAAGTAGCTAAAAGGGGGTGAGCAATGTTTAATGTAATACGGCCTACAGAAATACCTCATACTCTAACATTAGGTAGAGACTATAAGGGCGAGGATGTATTGAATGCTCTCAAAGAGTGCTTTCATAAAAAATGTTACTTATGTGAAACAAAAGAACCGCATGATATAAATGTCGAGCATTTCATACCTCATGAGGGCGACCCAAATTTAAAATTCGACTGGAATAATTTATATTTAGTTTGCAGTAGATGCAACAACATTAAATTAGCAGGTCGTGCAGCACTTTTGGATTGTTGCGATACAACGCAAGATGTGAGCAAAAAAATAAAAATACTTCCACCTTGTTCACCCTATGCAAAAAAAATGTTAATTGAACCTAATACACAGGATGATGCTGTTGTAAACACAGCGTCTCTCCTCGATAAAATATATAATAGCGAACACACCATAAATAAAGAAGTAACTGGAAGTTTTTTGCGTAAGAAAGTCTTTGATGAAATGATAGATCTTACAACGCATATGATTAATTACTTAAAAAAAGACACGCTTGAAATAGAAAAACCAACAATATTACTGCGAATCAAAAAATTAACAGAGAGCGAATCTCCGTTTTCGTCAATTGCCACAAGTCAAATCTTGGAAGACGAATGTTTCGCGCCGCTCATTTTCCCAAGAAATTAATCCAGTGTAACTGATACAGGATGGATATGTGAGGGTCTTGGAAAATCAAAGCCCCCACACTCCAGAGCTTGAAAGGCACAAATTATTTACAAAGAACTTTTTGATATCAAAGCATTGATAACAATTTTATATGTTGTATCACTATATCCCAATAATTTCCGCTCAGAATATTGCACCTGAGGCCCATTACGGCTTACACGATCACGTAAGCCGTAATGATGCACCCGAGCAATGCGCTGCACTTTCCCTGTAAACTGCACGCTGGCTGAATCCGCGCTGGCCGCAGTTTTCAGGTATTTCGCCGTGCGCAGCTTCGCAAACATCTGCCGCTTAATACGCCCTTTTTTAGTCCTTGCCGTGACCTTTCGCGCCTCGTACCCGCTGCCGTCTGGGTTGCGCTGCAGCCGGATATTGTTTTGCTGATTACGCCTCAGCTCCTTCGCCAGCTCGCGCATCATACGCTGACGTGCGGCAGGTTCAAAATTCGCCAGCAGCGCCTCCAGCCACTCGTCCACTTTATGCAGATTATCCACGTTTCACCGTCCACATTTCTTCCGACTCATCAGGTTCTGGCTCCGCCTCAACCATCGAGATAGCGCCGTCAGTACTGACCAGAACGCGCTCGGTCAGCTGCAGGTTCAGGCTGATATCACACACATCGTTGCGCAGAATATCCACCTCAAAGGTAAACAGCTTTTCGCGCAGGTCCGGGTTGTTGATCGCATCCACCTGATTGGCTTTCAGCCACAGCAGCACCGGGGCCATCAGCAGGTTTTGGTCCCCGCTGAAATCCTCGATCACCACGTTCAGAGTGTAACGATATTCCCACGACATGGAATGCGCGCCGGTTGCCACTAGGGAACCGTTATCCACGAACAGATGCAGCTTGTCCGGGTTATCGCGCACATAAGGCACTGCTTTATTCAGGGCGGTGCGTAAGGACTGCGGCTTGTTCACTGTTTCGCTCCTGACACGCCACTATCGTATCCACTTTGTCTGCACACGCCGCCCAGGCGGCCTCGGTTTCATCCAGCATCGCATTCAGCTCGCCGTTAGTGCGCGGCGCTGACGGGTTCAGGCTGCACGGCGTCACTCTGGGACAGCCATTCACGGTAAGTTGCACCTCCGGCGAGGGCCGGACGCTCCCGCAGCCGGATAATGTCAGCAGGCAAAGGAGTGTCAGCCCAGCGGCGTAAATCTTTGTTCTCACGTTTCAGTTCCTCGATCCGGTGCTGCCGGTTGCGCAGCAGCGAGGTGGTCTTCTCCGCTGCCGCATAAAGTCGCATCTGCTCCCGGCTGTTGGTTTCGGTCAGAATGGACAGGCCGATCAGCTGGCTGTTTTTCTTCGCCAGTGCCTGCGTTTTGGTCTCCAGTGCCTCGCCCTGGGTTTCGATGGTATAGCGGGCGTTGTTTAGTCGCCATGACTGCCAGCCCAGCGTTGCGATGACCAGCGCCAACGCTATCGCCAGCGTGCGCGTCATTCCCCAGCCCCTTGCAGGCACCAAGCCATTTCACGCGCACGGCGATTATCCAGTCCCTGATTAAGCAAGCCTTTGACATACACCCAGCGCGGCAGTTGGCGGCAGGCATCCGCCCAGCGCTTTTGATTCAGCAGTTTCACCAGCGTGGAGCTGCAGGCATTGCCGGTGCCAACATTAAAGGCAAACGACACCATGGCGTCATAGACCTTTTGCGGCACCGATGGCACCACGCATTTTTCCAGTTCCCGTTCGACAATCAGCACATTGCTGATTAGCCCCTGCGCCGCCTGCCGTTCGGTGATAGTTTTGCCGGGCGTCACGCCGGACGTGTTGCCGATGCCATCGGTCCAGACGCCCGCACTGCACTGATACGGCTGCAGGCGACAGCCCTCGTAATCGGCAATCAGTTTCAACCCTTCCACGGAGGTCTGGAGAGACTGAAAACCGGGCAGCGTGGCGGCGATAGCCAGCACCGCCCCGACCAGGCAGCGCTTAACGATTGAAGGATTCATATTCCCCCTGCGAGATTTTGCCGCCGCGCAGCAGTTTGAAAGACTGGTGTTTGTAGTACCAGTTGATCGCCAGCATCAGCACACCGATCAGCACGCCACCGACCGTGGAGGCATCCTTGAGCGACAGGTCGCCCAGCCAGGCCAGCAGCACGGCGATGCAGTAAGTGATAAAGGCGCTGACTCTCTCAAGTGTCATGATTCAGTCCCATAGCTGGATGGTCTGCGCGGTGGTCGATGCCGGGAGCTCCGGCAGCTCCACCTGCAGCCCGTGCGGTAAAAAGGGGCCATATTCAGCCAGCCCCGGATTGGCATGTAATACCTGCTCCGTGACACCCTGCGTGCGCCCGTAGTGACGCCAGCACAGGGCGTCCACCGTGTCATACTGGTGCGCACGCACTTTCATCAGATAAGCTCCACCGTGCAGTGCGGCGCATCCTGCACCCGGCTGATCGCCCAGCGGGCATCGCGCCAGAGATCGCCGCTGGCCTCTGCCAGCTCTTCCCCGCGTTTCACCCCGGACGCCGTGGCGTCATAGTCCTGATAACGCTCATTAAGCACGGCGCGCGCCCAGCAATAGACAGCGTTGTGGTAGTGCTGGATGCGCTCGCTTTTGCCGTCGAGCACTTCCGACGGCACCTCCGCCAGCGCCTGAAAGCCGAGCATTCGCTGGCGGTTGCGGAAATCGAACAGTTCGGCGTTCACTTCGGAAATCGCGGTCAGTAGCACCTGCCTTAAGCGCGGCTGTGTCACAGTGCCGTCAGTGCGCATTACGCTGCGAAACTCTGACAGATCCACGTCCGGCCAGAACGGCGTGTTTTTGATGACCCCCGCCTGTTCCGGTGCCGCTTCGGGCGCAACAAACTTCATGCGGTCTTCTCCTGAATAAGTGGGCGGTGAACGGGATTTTGATGAGGCCATGCCTGTCGCCATCCCGTGCCGCCCGTGCGCGGGGCACGTTCCGTCAGCGGTCGTTGCGCAGTCTGCGCTCCAGCCGCTCTTTGTCTTTCTTCACACCGCAGCGGGAGTCCAGCTGGAGCGCATGAGTGAGGTGATTCAGGGCCGATGGCGGGTTGCTTTCGCTTAGCACCGCGCCGATGGCTTTGTGCAGACGCGCCCGTGACTGGTCCGGCATATCCTGCCCGGTGGTGAGGTCCAGTGCCTGCAGCAGCAGGTCGGCGTCGAAAGGAGCCGCCGCCAGCATCGCGCTTTGTGCCGCATCGGCCATTTCCTCGGCCAGCACGGTCTGCACGTTGCGATTCCCGAGCGGCATCACCCAGCCATGGCGCAGGGCATGACGCCCGATCTCCAGCGCCCCGGCATAATCCCCGGCATCGATACGCCACAGCATCACGTACATCAGGACGTCATCCTGCTGTGCCCCTCCGGCGGCCAGCACGCCATCCGCCCAGGCGGAATATTTCGGCAGCAGCTCCACCTTGATTTGCGCCTTTTTCACCGTGGACTGGATGCCCTTGAGGCGGCGACGATCTTCGGCCAGCTGGAGCAGCATCAGGTCATAGCCCGAGGCATGGCGAACACTGCCGCCCTCGCGGGCGGCCTGTTCAGCCTGAATGCGCAGGCGGTGCTGCCGTGCGGGACTCAGGCTCATGCGTTACTCCCCGGCGTCCGGTGCGGCAGGCGCGCTGAAATCACCGATTTCGATGTTTTCCACCAGAGCCGCGCAGCGGTAGTCTTCGACCACATAGGCCTCGTTCACCGATTCGAAGTTTTCGATGCGGTCACGTTTCGGGTTATCGATAACCGAGCGGCGGCGGGTTTCTTCCTGCCAGTAAATGGACAGGTTATCCAGACGAGTGATCAGCACGGCATTGGGCGGGAAGTACGGCGCGCGCACGGCCTGCAGGCCGCCCATGCGTTTCTGGCTGATGATCATATCGGCGGCGATTTTCTCGCTGTTCTCCTGCTCTTTGTTGACCAGCGGGAAATACTTGTCGGATAACAGCTCGCGGCCACAGACCACAACCAGCCCGTCATCGTCCTGGAAAATAGGGTCAATAAGCTCGTTGACTGCATCCATCACCAGCGCGTCGAGGTTGGTGTACAGACCGCCCTTGCCCACTTTCACCGGTTCGACGGTCACGGTGCCATCGTCTGCCGTTTTAGTGCCCAGCACGTTGTCCGGCGCGTCTTCACGGATTTTCTGCAGCCAGCCTTTGTTCACGTCCTGCAGCAGCACGTTCTCGCCACGGTTGGAGGTTTTGGCGCGCTTCACGCCGTTGAAGCCGATCATGATGCGGTCCAGTGCCTGGCGCTTCACGATGGCGTTGCGGATACGCACCTGGAAGTCCTGGAACTTGGCCCACAGGTCCAGCTTCGCGTAGGTCAGAACGGTGTCGAAGTTGGTTTGCTCGCACTTGTATTCCACGTCCGCCATCAGCGAAGGATCGGTTGGCTCGCGTTCTTTGGTGGTGGTGTCGGTGGTGCCTGCGATAGTGCTGCCGACACCCAGACCCAGCAGCTGGCCGGACTGTTCGGCCACGCCCATCACGTTGATCAGCGTCAGAAACGCGGCGGACTGCTGAATTTCATCTTCCAGCGTCTGGGACACCGACGGCTCCACGGTGAATTTGCTGGCAAGCTCGGTCACGGCCACACCGTTCAGGCGTGCCAGCTGCTGCAGGTAGGCATTAAAGGCAAAGCGGGTTTTCTGTTTCATTTGTTGGTTTGCTCCTCAGCAATTGGTCACGGTGCCTGCCGGGGCGTCACCGCCCGGCGCGCGCTGGCGGTAGTCCCTGCGGCTGTCTTCGCGGTTCAGCTTCTGCTCAAGCTCAGCAAAGGCGGCCTGCTGTTCCTGCATGGAAGTTTCCAGCGCGGACAGGCGTTCGCCGTTTTCGGTCAGGGTTTTAGCGGTGCGCTCGCTCAGGTTCTGCTGCTCGGTGGCAACCAACTCCACGGCCTGATACACGTCGGAAAATCGCGCGTCGTCGGTCTGCTCTTTTTTGGTGAACAGCGCGGTAACCCGGGCAAAAAGAGAGGGTTTGTCGTCCTGGATATCTTCCAGCTCGATAAGGGTTTCTTCAGCGGCAGAAAACAGGTTGTCCGGTTTCTGCTTGCGGTTCGCCAGCGGGTTGTGGGCCGCACTGGCGCTGAACGCCAGCATTTCCGTGCCGAGGCTCGCCGGATCGTCAGTGGCAGCAAGCCCGACAAGATAGGCTTTACCGGTATCGGCAAATTTCGGGCTGACTTCCATGGAGGTGAACAGCTTCTGGCCTTTTTTGACCAGTTCCACCAGGGAGGTGGTTGGCTCCACATCGGCGTACAGCGCCATCTTGCCTGCCAGCGGACCGTCCTTGATTTCTTCGGCAACCAGCGCCGTAACTTGGCCGTAGCGGTTAAAGGCGCTGTCCGGGGAGTAGGACTTGATGTGCTCAAGGTTAATCAGCGCGGTATAGACCGTCGGGTTGTAGCTCGCCGCCATCTGTTCCAACCATTCGCGCTGGATTTCGCGTCCGTCGGTGGTGGCACCTTCCACCCCGATGCGGAAACGCTTTGCTTTCACTGTC